TACTAAATCGTAGGGCCCCCCCTGTGAAAATATAAAATTGAAAAACGATATAAGAAAAAAAAGAAATATATATCATATTATGTCTAACACAAAAACACAACTAGCCAAACAATATCAGAAAAAAACCGACAAACAACATATTCTTGATGCACCCGATACTTATATCGGATCTGTAGAAGAAGATAGTGTTGTAAATTGGTGTTTAAAAAATACAGAAGCAGGTCAAAAATTTCAACACGCAGAATATAAATGGATTTCAGGTCTTTACAAGTTATTTGATGAGGGAATTGTAAATGCACGAGACCATTTTGTTCGCATTGGCCAAAAAATTGCCAGTGGTGAAGACGCTATGCCTGTAACAAAAATCGAAGTAACTATTGATAAGGAAACTGGTGTTATCAGTATTCTTAATGATGGTAATGGGATTGATGTGGAAAAACATCCAGAACACAATTTGTGGATTCCGGAAATGATTTTTGGGCATCTTCGCACTTCTACAAATTATGATAAAACTCAAAAGAAAATTGTTGGAGGCAAAAATGGTTTTGGTTTTAAACTTGTTTTGATTTATTCAAAATGGGGCGAAATTGAGACTATTGACCACGTAAGAGGTCTAAAATATAAACAACGATTTGAAAATAATCTTGATAATATTATCAAACCTTCTGTTAGAAAATGTAAAACAAAACCATATACCAAAGTAACTTTCCTGCCGGATTACAAAAGATTTGGCATTGAAAATTTGACTGATGATATGTTTAATCTACTAAAAAAAAGGACCTATGATATTGGTGCTGTTACCGATAAAACAGTTAAAGTCAAATTTAATGGAGAAGCTGCACCTTTTCGTCAATTTGAACAGTATATTGATATGTATATTGGACCTAAGAAAGAGACCAAACGCTTGTTTGAATCACATCCACGATGGGAATATGCTGTAAGTATGTCTCCACTTGATGAATTTACCCAAGTTTCATTTGTAAACGGTATCCATACTGGTAAAGGTGGTAAACACGTTGAATATATTTTAAATCAAATCGTGAAAAAGTTGATTGTATATATTGAGAAAAAGAAAAAGGTCAAGGTTAAACCAGCTACAATTAAAGAGCAGCTAATGTTGTTTATAAATTGTGTTGTTGAAAACCCTGCTTTTGATTCTCAAACAAAAGATTATATGAATACACCTGTATCGAAATTTGGTTCTAAATGCGAAGTTAGTAATAAGTTTATTGAAAAGCTGGCTAAGATGGGAATTATGGAGATGGCAATAGCTTCTAATGAACTTAAACATCAGAAGAAAGCAAAAAATACAGATGGTAAGAAAACTCGCTCTGTAAGAGGCATTCCCAAACTAATGGATGCAAATTTTGCTGGAACTAAAAAAAGTGGATTATGCACTCTTCTCTTGTGTGAGGGAGATTCAGCTAAAGCAGGGATTGTATCAGGTTTATCTAAGGATGATAGAAATCTTTATGGTATCTTTCCACTCAAGGGTAAATTAATGAATGTTTTGGATATTGCTCAGAGTAAAATTAATATGAATGAGGAAATTGCCAATATCAAAAAAATTATGGGATTGAATTCAAACAAGATATACACAGTAGAAGATTTGAAAACGTCTCTAAGATATGGTAAAATTATATTTATGACTGATCAGGATTTGGATGGGTCTCACATTAAGGGTTTATGCATTAATTTGTTTCAATCTCAATGGAAGGAACTGGTAAGAATTCCTGGATTTTTGGGATTTATGAATACTCCAATTATTAAAGCTATGCGAGGCGTTAAAAGCGTTTCATTTTATAATGAAAAACAATACAGAGATTGGAAGCAATCCAACGAGAATGGTAAAGGTTGGAGAATTAAATATTTCAAGGGTTTGGGAACATCTCAAGCTAAAGAATTTAAGGAATATTTTAAAGAGAAGCGTTTTATTACATTCACCCACGAAGGTAAAGAGTGTGATGATTCACTTGATAAAGCTTTCAACAAAAAATTAGCAGATTCGCGTAAAACGTGGTTAGAAAATTATAATAGAGACTCTGTTCTTGATACAGATAAACAAGAAATTAGTTATTCGGATTTTGTGGACCGCGAACTTATTCACTTTTCGAAATATGACTGTGAAAGAAGTATTCCTTCAGCTATTGATGGATTTAAAACGAGTCTTAGAAAAATTCTGTATGCTTCCTTCAAGAAAAAGTTGAATCGTGAAATTAAGGTAGCACAATTGGCTGGATATGTTTCTGAACATAGCGGATATCATCACGGCGAAGTATCGTTGACGGGTGGAATTATTGGAATGGCACAAGAATTCACAGGTTCCAATAATATTAGCACACTTGTCCCGAAAGGTCAATTTGGTAGTAGATTGCAGGGAGGTAAAGATGCGGCTTCTCCGAGATATATTCTTACTCAGTTAAATGACATTACATATAAAATATTTCCCGAAGCCGATTTTCCTGTGCTTAACTATTTGGATGATGATGGTATGACTGTTGAACCAGATTATTATGCTCCTATTATTCCCTTTTCCCTTGTAAATGGTTGTCAAGGCATTGGAACTGGGTTTAGTCATAAGGGAACTTCATTTAATCCCCTAGAACTTAGTAATTATATCAAACGTCGTTTAAAGAATCCTATAGAACAAATCGGTGATATTGTTCCATATTTTGAAGGATTTAAAGGAGAAATAGTTAAAATTGCTACACATAAATATCTAGTAAAAGGAAAGTTTGAAATTATCGATAGTAAAACAATTCGTATTACTGAATTACCTGTTGGCACGTGGACAACTGATTACAAAAATGATTTGGAATATATGATGGCAGATAAAGATAAAAAAGGTAAAAAGAAAAGGCCTATTATTAAAAATTTCCGAGATTTGTGCACTAATGATGGAATTGATTATACTGTCACTTTACCTGACGGGAAAATTAATTCTCTTAGAAACAAACTCACCGAATATGGTTGCTCAATGTTGGAGAAAAAGTTGAAATTATATACAACCATTACTACAACAAATATGCATATGTTCACATCTGACCAACGCTTGAAAAAGTTTAATACGATTCAAGAAATTATTGATGAATATTTTCCTGTGAGATACAAGCTGTATCAAGATAGAAAAGCATATCAGTTGAAACAACTTGAGCGTCTAATCAAAGTATTGACAAATAAGGTGCGATTTATTAAGGAACAATGCGATAATGTTATTGACCTAAGGAGAAAAAAGAAACAGATGGTAATTGATTTGTTACAGTCTAGAAGTTATGATGTAATTGACGAAGATGAGGATTATAAATATCTTAGAGGGATGCGTATTGAAGAGGTGGAAGAAGAAAATATGAAGAAGTTGGAAGATAGGTTGTTGGAAATTCAATCTGAATATACGCTATTGCAATCTACAACGGTTGAACAAATGTGGTTGAAGGAAATAAAGGCGTTCGAGAAGCAATATACAATTTATATTAAAGCTCGTATTGAACGTATCGAGGGTATAAAAATTAAGAAAAAGAAGAAACAAAAGATTAAAATCAATAATAATGTTAAGCAATAATTGCTGTATTTAACGTTTAATATAGAATAAATTTTTTCATTTTATATTACATGAATCTTTTTGGTATTAATATCAATATTAAGTTAAAATACTGGAAATTAATATTGATATGTTTAATTTGTATTTTTATATTAGGATTTTTTATTTGGATAACAAGTAGTTATTATATTTACAAATGGTTGAAAATGAGCATAGACAAAGATTACTACTATTTTAATGAATATAATAATGATTGTTCAGAAATATTAAATACATATGGAGACTATAACATCAAGCGTATATATTTAGTAAGACAACCTATAACAAAATTCGCGAAAGTATTATTGAATTTAATTACTTTTTATAAGTTTGAGAGAGAAATGAAGAAATATATTGCAACAACAAATAATAGTGTTTTTTTTCCACAACATACTTCTATCATAGCTGAGGTAGAATTACCAGATAAGACTCGAAAAAAGATTCTAATAGAAAAAAATAATTGCTTGAAACTAGCTTTAGATTTTAGAATATCTAGCAAACAAGATATGAAAAAAATTTCAATTAAAAAACGTTATACTTTAAATAAACTTCTTGATAAAACTAAAAAACGAATAGGAAATGATATATTTTTTAATTGGTCTATTTGTAGAAATAATTGCCAGACTTTAACAAAGGAAATTCTTATTACATTAGAGAGATTTTCAGATGCTAATAAAAAATTTATATACCAAAATGATTTTGCTAAACAAATTAAGTTTTCTGATTTTAGTCTGCATATTATGAATAGTATTATAAATATCTGCAATACATTGGAAAATCTAATAGGAAGAGCTCTTTATTTTTAATCCATTTGAGAAATTAAATTTAATTTAAGTATTATATTTAATTTAAGTTAATTAGAACCACGGTTTTAATTCAAGTGTATTGGATGAGTAAGTGGAAGTTGGTCTATCCATAGGTGTTGCCATTGTGCTAACATCATTTTTGAATTTAACATAACCCTCTGCTTCCCCAATTATTTGCGGAACACTATAATTCATTACAAGTTTATTTAAACCTACTATTTGTTGTGTAATATTTTTAGGGTCATTTAGTGAATGTTGAAGAAAAATACTTCTCATAATAATTTTCAATGTATCTAAATCTTGTGGTCCAATAAGAAATCGTTGGTTTGATAATTTATATACACCAGCTCTGATACCATTTTGAATAATTTTGATATTATCTGCACTAAAAAATGTATTTGAAATCATATTATTTTCCCAATTTCCCGTTAGCGCTTGTCTGTATGATGTTATCTTATTATTAACAGGGACTCTGTCATATAATTGAAATATATCTGGTGCTTTATCTCCTAAAATATCAACTCTACCATTTGCATTTGCATTCATTATTATATTAATAAACGAAAAAAAATAATATATATAATTTTATATAATGTCCTTTCAAAGAATTGTATTAACAGTTGCTTTAGTGACTTTAATTATTGTTTTATGTATAGTTGCTTATTTAATTCACTCAGCTAAAGGAGATGCAGCATTTCCACCAGAAACACCGGCTTGTCCTGATTATTTTGAAGCGGTTGCCAGCACCAACAATCAACCCAGTCAAAGCTGTAAAAATGTCCAAGGTTTAGGAAATGCTGCACCAGGTGTGACAAATTTCGGCACTGGTAATATGAGTTGTCCTGCCAACCAACCCTGTAGCAGCGAAGCTTTAAAAGCTCGGTGCGATTGGGCGAAATCACACGGTCTTACGTGGGATGGGGTCACAAACAGAACTGAAAGAATTAAAAATCCTGCAGGACAAGGAACTATAGTTAGACCTATCTGTTAAATAATTTATCCAAAATATATATCTTTATGGATAAATTACCCAACGAGATTGAAGATTACATTTTTAACTACATACCTTTAAAATCGTTAGCATTGTGTAGAAAACAATATTGGATTGAATATTATAAAAAACGTCTATGTGACATCAAACCAACTATATTCGAAAGATACAGTAGATTTTTAATAAGAAATGATTTTAGCTTTATTTTTGGATTTTATTTGAATTCTAATCTTTCTCTTATTAAAAAACGGAAAAAGATCTATTATCATAACAAAATATTTTGGAACAGAATAGAATGGTTACGATATTTTTCCAGATTGAATAACTCTTCCAAATGTTCTCAAAGGATAAAAAATATTATCAAAACAGAGAGATTAGTATTTAAAAATATAAAAACAAAAAAGAATAAATGGAGCAATTAAACATTAATAATATTTTAGATAGAGGAGAATGTGTAGATAAACTAAAAGATTTTTTAGTATATTTTGAAGCAAATAAAAATAATCTCTCTACTCGCCGAGGAGTATATGTATATGGTGCACCAGGAACAGGAAAAACATATTTTGTAAAGGATATTTTACGTGAATTAAACTATGATATAATTCATTATGATGCTGGGGATATTCGAAATAAAACTGTTATAGGTGACCTAACCAAATACAATATGTCGGATAAAAACATATTATCAATGTTTAATAAAAAAATGGAATACAAAAAAATTGCTATTGTTATGGATGAAATAGATGGCATGAATAGTGGTGATAAAGGAGGCATTAATAGTTTAATCAAGTTGATTCGTCCCAAAAAAACAAAGAAACAAAAAAAAGAAGCTATTACTATGATTCCTATTATTTGCATTAGTAATTTCCACGTTGACAAAAAAATTAAAGAGATGATGAAGGTTTGTGAAACAATAAGATTAAATACTCCCACAACTTCTCAAATTAAAACTATATCTAGTATTCTTATGCCTAATCTTAATAATACCGATATGGACATAATAATTGATTTTATTCAAGGCGATATTAGAAAATTAGAATCTACTTATCAAATTTATAAATCACATCAGAGCTTATTGAAAAATAAAATTATACAAAACATCTTTCAACCAAAACATTATAATGAAGATACAAAACAAATAACGAAAAAATTATTAAATAATCGATTTTCACTTATGGAACATTCTTATATTATGAATGAAACTGACAGAACTAGTGTGGCTTTGCTTTTTCATGAAAATATTATTGATATATTGGAGAAATATGGCAAGAAACAAGCAGTCCCTTTTTATATAAAGGTTTTAAAAAATATTTGTTTTGCTGATTATACTGACCGAATTACATTTCAGAAACAAATTTGGATATTTAATGAAATGAGTTCTATGATTAAATCATTTTACAATAGTTTTTTGTTTCAAGAATTCAATGATAAAAAATTTAATTTTAATCCATCTGATGTTCGTTTTACAAAAGTATTGACCAAATATTCAACAGAGTATAATAATATTCTATTTATTCAAAAATTGTGTGAACAATTAAATATGGATAGAGAGGATATGTTTTGTTTCTTTTTGAATCTAAAAAAAACTCATTCTATAGATGAGATTTATACTTTATTTGAAGATGATAACTATGACATTAGTAAATTAGATATTAATCGCATTTACAAATATTTAAACATCTATTCTAATTACAATTACATTGAATAATTATTTTTTAACTTTTGCGGCATATTCTGCAAAACTTGAAGCATCTCTTTCACCTTGATATTCACCAAGTTTTTTACCACTTTTATCAAGGAGCAAAATAGTTGGAAAAGAAGAAACATCGTGTTTTCTCATAAAATCTTCATCCTGACTAACTTCTATTTTTCTTGTCTTTATTTTTCCTTGTTTTGAAAATTTATCCCATTCAGGCATCATTTTTTTACAATGTCCACAATTAGTCATATGACAGAGAACCATCTCAGCACCAACGGCTCCAGCAAATGCAGTTTCAGGACCGATTCCAAAGTTTTCAACATATTTTTCGGAAAATAAACCCCAAGTTAATCTCTCTACAATAGTTCTGGAAACAATTAAAATAGTTATAATACAAAGAATTTTAACAATAGTATTTTGCTTTCTAAATGTATTAAAAAGCTCGCGCACAGGTTTTAAAAGTTTGGCTAGCATTATATATATTAGTAATATTTTATTGTTTTTGATAAAATTCTAAAAGAGATTTATCTTGTATAAATTGTGAAGGTTTCATTTTTGTTTCTCTTATATAAGGGTTGGGTCCACCTTTTAACAAAATTCTTTTATCAAATGTATTATGTTGATGAGCAAAAACCAATATTGTTTTCATTGGATTTAATTGTATTAAAGGAATCGTATAATTTTTCAAAAAATATTTTTCCTCAGCACCTTCAGCGTTATCTTGATAACTTGTCATACTTAATAATTTTTTTTTAAAAGCAAAGGTTCCTGCTGTAGCGTGTGTTTCTCCATAAGGACCAAACTGATAAATTTTATCTAAATCATTAAAATAAATATAAATAGCGCTACTTCCTACAGCCAAACAATCAGGTTTCGATCTTAATCTATTCACTGCGTGATTCACCCTATCAGGAGGATAATAATCATCATCATCCATATAAACTAGAATATCACCTTTCGACTTTTCGTGCAATAAATTTCTTTTTTTTCCTAGTTTTAATTTTTCTTCATATCTAAAATATTTTACACCTTTAATGTTTTTAAATAAATCTTTAACACAATCTTCTCCGTCATCTATAACAATCCATTCCATTAACTCCTGAGGATAGGTTTGATTTTGATAACATTTAATTAAAGCTGGTATAAAACTTCTTCTATTGTAGGTTGGTGTGCAAATGCTTACAAACGGCTTTCCGTTGGATGAAACCTTTTTTTTTTGTCTTTTATTACCCATAAATAAAAAAGATTTTAATTATTAAATCCTTTTTATTAATTTAAATTAAACTTTTCAAATATTTTTCCTATGGCATCAGGTGGAACATTATTCATCTTCATCTTTCTCTTTTTTAGAAGAGGCATTTTTTCTGAATTAGAGTTAGAAGCGTTGCCAGAATCATTATTAGAATTTGATGTAGAATTAGAACTATTATTGGAATTTGATGTAGAATTAGAACTATTATTAGAATTCGATGTAGTTGATTTTACAATTTTAGATAAAGCTTGACTTGCAATAGGGCCAAAAAAGTAATGCCAAACCATAAGCATAATTAAGCCTAAAGTCATTCCAACAGTTATTTGCGCTGGCAAATATCCGGTTGATATAACTACAGCTCCAATTAGAATCATCCATAAAAACATCATTTTATTTTTAAATACAGTCTTGCGTAATTTTGTAAATCCACCACTTGTCAGTGGCATCAAAAACAAGAAAATACCTAAATAAATATTTTGTAACAATATATTGAAAAAATTCATTATCCATACAGGAAAGCACAATCCGACCATACCCCAAAACCAACTGTTATCGTAAAATGACGAACCTATTGTAGTTAAAGTTGTTGTAATTGGTTGAAAGATAGTAATACCAAAAATAACTAATATAGGTAATAAGAAAATGCTTATTAATTCAGCTATATTATAATAATCCATAGAAATGCCTGGTATTTTTGGAATTTTTGATAATACTAAAAATCCTATAGAAAATAATCTTCCTATTTCAAATAAGATTTTACGTCCAAATCCCCACGAACCTGATTCGGTTCTTGAAAACCAGTTTCCAAAACCTTCTGCCCATGTTGATTCATTAGGATCTTTAAAATTATAAGGAAATCCAACGGGAGGTTTATAACTGAATAAAGGAATATCAGCAAAACTGTTTATTTGCGAACTTGCCGAAACTTTTCCTGAATTTTCATATGGTAATTTTGTCATATCAAAGGGCAATGATGTTTCTGAAGTTTTATTTTGTAATGCCCATAATGCCATTCCACCAACTAATACCCATATAATAAACTGAATTAAAAACTTTAAATATGCTATGCCATAATCCTTCCATCGTTCATTCATTGGTTTATCTTTTTCTTGAACTTTCTTTTTTGCCATTTTAATATACATTATTGGAATATTAAAATTTAGATAAAAATCTTGCTAAAACGGTTAATTATTTAGGGTGTTTTACATTTCAAATAAAATATTGGATAATTATATATATGTCAGCTATAGGAAAAAACGTGTTTAATATTGTTTTGGCAGTTATAGTGCTTTTCGTAGCCAAACATTTTTTAAGTGATTTTGGCTTAAAATTATACAAGATGTATTATGGTGTTGAGGGAATGACGGGTAATCAAAAAGTTCCACAGAAAGGGACGTTCATTTCAAACGAAGGAAGGAAATGGAAAAACCAAATACCTTTTAAAGTAAGTGAAAATATATATGTTTTCGGCGGGTCTGATGGAGGTTGGTTCAAGATGGCGTCTGTCGATTCTAATGGAAATTTTATCGAAAATCGCTATACTAATAAGTGTAACTCTATTGATGAACTCACAATTGATATTTGGAACTCTGCAAGACGGGGCGGTTCTTACGCAGTGACAGATATAATATTGGGACCGGCAGCACCAGCAATAACTGAATTAAAAAGTTTGGAAAGAGGTGCTACGGTGTATACTGGTTGCGGTTATACATACTCAACGAAAGAAGATAGAGATAGACAATGTGGTTCTGGTGGAACATCTAAGTGGATTGATGATTCTAATGTTATTAATAAGTTAGCCAGAGGTGCTACAGTGTATACTGGCTGTGGTTATACATACTCAACGAAAGAAGATAGAGATAGACAATGTGGTTCTGGCGGAACATCTAAGTGGATTGATGATCGCAAACCAGCACCAGCACAAGCAGCACCAACACAAGCAGCAGCACTAGTAGCAGCACCAGCACAAGCAGCACCAGCACCAGCACAAGCAGCACCAGCACCAGCACAAGCAGCACCACCAGCACCAACACAAGCAGCACCAGTGCCGGTAGCAGACACCCCGATGCTAATCGATGCCACTAGTTGTTCTGGTTGGGATTGTAATATTGAAGGACAATTTTGTCCTAAGGGCGTTCCAGGCGCTTCAGCCGGAAACTTTTTGTGTAAAGACAATAAATGGATGCAAGTTGATTCAAGACCTACGTCACTAGCAGCACAAGCATCAGCAGCAACTGATGAAGCAAAGGTAGCTGATGCAGCAGCACAAGCCAGTCAAATGCATTCAGACGCTCAAATTGCTACAAATGAACCTACTATTTCTCCTGGCGCTTCTATAGGAACCTGGGGTGGTAATAATGATTCAGGAGTTCCACAAGATTCAGTTGCTTCTCAAGCAGCTAGCAGCAACCTTGCAACGCAACAAATAATTCCCGGTTCGGCTTATCCTAGTAATACTACAGTGGCAAATATAAGCGGTGTTTATCCAACACAAGATAGTTTAAATAATATACAAGGAGGAAATGCACAACAAACTATGGCTGGAGTTAATACGGGTATGGCACCTTCACCATTAGCCCCAACATCAAGTGAATCGGTTTCTAAGGCTAATGATGCAATATCTAGAAATATAACAGGAGGCGATGAACAAGATGCTGCTATCGATATTTCTATTAAAATGAAAATGTCTGAACACGTGGCAAAAAATTTAGTAGGAAACATTCCACAATATACAAATCCTCAACAATATGCTAGTGGGAGAACAACAGGATTAGATAATAATAGTTATAATCCTAGTTATCAGTCAATGCCTCAAAAGAGTTTGGGGGCAACTTATGATAACAGATTAGGTGGAAATTATCCATCATATTCTTATAATACGCAAAATAACGCTGGGACAGCATATACAGACCAATACAAACCGGTAAATCCCGGTAAAAAACCTAAACCATACAACTCTCTTATGGATTTATTTCGTTAATTTGATTTAGTTTTAAACTATAAATTAAATCAAATTATTTTGCCCACATCAGACCTATGTTACCACTGGTTATAACAATCATATTGTATCTTTCCTCAAAAATACGCAAATCATAATTATATTCATATAAATCTGTTGTAGATTTTCTTACCCCGATAATATTATTATTTGCATCACATATATTTATTACATTTGCGCTAGGGTCAATTGGTGGTTCTATTGTATTGTATTCAAACTGAACATATTTAAATTTATTCATATTCATAGCACCTGATGGCTGATATTCATTTTGATTACTATCTAAGCAAAAATTATAACAATACAAACCATCTTTAGCATTACCAGTTGTGCGAATATATTTTTCCATTAAATTATATGTTCCTTCTGGTAAGACTACTTCTCTATAATTTCCACCAATTAGAATGCCTAGGTCTATTAGTATATTTTTAATATTTTCATTTTCATTATTTGGATCTATTGTTTGTGTCCATTGGAATTGTGGCGGAGGATTAACAGTAGGTCCTAATGGAACCCAAGTATCAAGTCCCAATGGCAAAACATTATTATATGGCCAATTAGAATAGTTGCTCCATTCATTTCGCAAATTTGCATCACTTCGTCTGAATCTCCACATATAATTTGAAACCATATCACGGGATGGAATATCTATTACTTTAGAGCCTGTGGCATTAAGAAAATCGTGATAATAAGGATTTCTAATTAAATATTTATGTTCTGACCTAGCAAATAAGTCTCTTTCTTGATTATCTAAAAAGTAATAGTTTGCCATAAGATGTATATCGGCATTCCAGCCAGTTTTTCTATTTATATAATCTGCTGTTGCTGCTGCTTCCGTTCGTGGAGTTTGTAAAAATCTCCACAGTTGATGATTGATATTATTGGGATTTGGGGCTATTCTAGGTCCAACACCACCAACCATTTCTGCGAGATTAGCTTGAATATCTGCAATTGTATATAAATCACATATGGGACGTAATGTTATTTCAATATGAATTTCTTGATATTGTAAAGCTACTAAAGGCATAGCCAATTTGCTACTGCCACAAAACCACGCATCAATAGGAATATATAATTGTCTTGAACGAATGGATGGTTGTGCTTCGGGAATTGCACCAACGAGAGGTGTTTCTACCGCAGCATTTGGATAAGTATTAACATTGCCATTTGCATTAGCAGGGTCGTTTAGTTCAGGTATATTACCTATCATTTTATCCCATAAATCTTTTTTTCCATTGTTATAATCTCTCTGAACCATACAATATAAATATTCGCCAGTATATTCTTGCAACTTACTTCCACCAGCACTAATCGAAATATTTTTGATCATTTGAACTCCTAGATTTTCTATCCATCTAAACTCGTAAGGAGTAGCAGTGTTATCAGGTAATTTGTCATTTTCTGTAAAAAAAGGACTCCATATATCAGGAAGATTTATAACAATATATGTGTCACCGATCATATCACCATACCTTTTTACTGTAAATTTTAAAGTAGATTCTTGTGTAAAACTTAAGTTTCGCAATCCTTCGTAATCCAATCTAAATCTCTGCATACCAAAATTAGTATATTTATGATAAACTGCCTTAAACATTGTTTTTGTTGGATTACCTGTTAATATTATATTTTCAGAACCGTATGCTGATAAATTCATTAATCCACCTACCATTAATATATTATTAAAAGATTATTTTAAAACTTTTTTTTGTTAAATATTATATTTAGCGTCATTATCAAATATTAATATATGATATATATATATTATGCCAGGTCCAAATGCTAATAATACACTGAATAATGTAGCACCACATAAACATAAAATGACAGATATATTAACAGGAAATTCTGGTTTAGGTGGTGCAATAAAAAAAACAGATTCCGCATTAGAAAAAGGCGCTGTTGTTGCTACAGCATTTGTAAGAAAATTCGGCGGCAAGGTTACAATAACAAAATGGTTCCTAATAGGTCTTATTATATTAACTATAATGGGAATATCATATTACATTAGAACACAAATTAATAAATTGTCTAATAATGCTACAAAAATGGAAAGTGAATATAATGAAGGTTCAACAATTGGTTCTATTCAATCAAATCAAGGTAGATTCTCTCATAATTTAAGAGATTACTATATTGCGAGTAGTTATAATAGTTGCTGTGGCGGTAATTTTCAAAATGATTATGTGGATTTAGAACCATTAAAAGAAGTTATTAAAGCTGGTTCTCGTTTATTAGATTTTGAAATTTATTCTATTGACGGCAAACCCGTTATCGGTGCTTCGCCTAACAACAATTATGATTTAAAAGGAACATATAATAGTATTCCCTTTAGTGCTGTAATGAACACGATAAAAAGTTTTGCATTTTCACCTGGATTTTGCAACAACGCCGATGATCCATTATTCCTACACTTTCGGGTTAAAAGTGATAATACCAATATTTATAGAAGTATGGCAAAATCAATTACCAAAAATTTTAACAGTAAATTATTGCCTACTAAATATGGAAGAGAAGGACGGGGTGGATTTGGAAATATAGTTCAGTTACCTCTTCTAAATTTTAAGGGTAAAGTCGTTATAATAGCAGCGAATGATAGTAATAATTATAGAGATACTCCATTAGAAGACCTTGTTAATATGTCAACAGGAACACCATTTTTAGATTCAAAAAGGAATTATGATATTCAATACACACACGACACACAAGGATTAAAAGAATTTAATAAGAAAAATATGACACTTACAATGCCTGACCTAAGTGCAACAAATAAGAATGTCCCGGCTGCCTTACATCAACAATATGGCTGTCAATTTGTTTGTATGAATTATCCAAAGTTAGATTCTAATATGGAATATTATAATAATTTTTTCAGTGAAAATGGAACTGCTTTTGTATTGAAACCCAGTCCACTACGCTATCACGTTACGAAAATACCTAATCCAAAACCACAAAATCCAAAGGTTTCGTATGCAAAGAAAAGTATATCATTGCCAATGTTTAAGGCAAGTATTTAATTATCTTTTTTTCACATTATATATTAATATATGAAGTGTGACAAAAAGATGACGTTTCACGAATGTGAATTAACTATA